GCCTTCTCACACTTTAAATTAAAAGGTTCCTTTAGCGACTGGAACGCCGCTAAGAACGTACCAAGAAGGTACGTTAAGGAAAAAGAATAGATTAAAATCTGTTCCTATTGAATAATACGTTGTATAACCTGTATTTTTAGGATATATAATAGCATTATTAGTATTGGATTGATTACCAGGAGCATATGTAAAAGAATAATTCATTCCCTCATATCTCAAATCATCATCCAATGTAGGGCTGGTCATAGCAGCAGGAACAGTAGATTGAAATTTAAATCTATTTGTAGGCGGTACTAATACAGATATAACTGAATTAGTATTTTGGTTAGTGGCGGATAATCCGCCACTACCAGAGGCTGCTGCTCTATTTGTCCACATGAAACCGGTAAAACCAGTACCATGTACAGCAGTACTGCGAGCATGTCCTATGCTTGCAGTTAAGTTAGTATCAGGTCTACGTTCAATAAACGCATCTGATATTAATCCATTATCATTAAAAGGATTAAAATGCCAAATCATACTACCTCTTTGTCCACCAAAACATGGAGCCAAAAGGTGATAAGCTGATGTAAAAGTATAATTAAATTGAAATGTACTACCAGTTGTGGCTGTTAAAATGCCACCAGCTTGTTCAAAACCATTAGTATCAAAACCGTAATAACGAGGAAAACGCGATTGTCTTAAAACATAATAGGAAACATCAGTAGCAACATCCTTAGGTAAATATAAATCTTGATTTTTATGTGAACGTCTCAATAATTGTCTTAATGAAACCACTTTTTCACCAAAATAAACTAAATTTCTATTAGCAACATCAGAAGATGTTTCACCAGAATTCATATTAACTTGATTACCAATGGAATCTTTAGCAATATCAGCTTGATAAACAAAATAACTCATATTTGGTGGTGGAGCAATAGGATTTGCTAATTCAAAATCATCACCAGCTTGAACACTAACCAAAGCTTGAATAGATGTACCAGCAACAGGAGCTGTTAAATTTGTTAATACACGAACAGTTAAAAATCCATTATAAGCAATATCATTAACACTAAATGTAGGAGTTTTACTTGTAGACCAATTCACCTCAGAGGGTGAAATAACATAAGGTTGTACTCTTTGAGTTCTTAGCCAAGATGTTGATTGCATATACGGTACTGTTATTTCAAATTCAGTATCATCAGCTATATCAACAATTTCAGTAAAAGCAACAGGAGTATTAGCAGCAGTATCTACAATATTGTTAACACCATCAGAAGTACCATAGGGATCATATGTAATACGAACACGAGCTTTATGGTATTTAGAACAAATAAATTTGAACTTATACTTAATAGAACCTCGCCAATTACCATACATCATAGCTAAATTAGCCATAGGTGTCATTTGTAATACTTTCTGAACTGGTGCAGTAACTAGATTCACACATTGGAATAACATAGGAGTTACCCAAGATGAAAATAGAATATCATCAGCTAGATCACTATCAGCAAAATTAATTGTCGTAAGATATGATGGTCTTTGTGATAAATAAGATATTGATAATTCATCAGTTGAAGAAATACCGGTAGTAGTAGGATCAATAGTTAATTCATTTTCCGGATCTAAAGTCAATTTTTCTACTGGATAAGAAATATCAGGTGATGCTAAAGGTGGAAATGCAGAAATTTTAACAGGTTTAGCATATTCTATAATAGGAGCATTTGTATAACCAAATAATCCAGCTATATCAGATAAAGCTGAAGCACCTATATCAGTAGCTTTAGCAAATTTTGAAATAAATGGAATAGTTGTTAATCTCCTTGCAACACTGGCAACAGCAGAGGCTGTACCAGAAATAACACCATCCTTCTTGTAATTAGATTGAAGAACATAACGAGTCATAATAGGGCTAGGCCTATCGTATTTTGTTAAATCATCAAAAGATTTAGGTACTAAAGGTAAAATTTCTTCTACAACTTTACTTGGTCGTACTTTTTCTATATCAGCTTGTAATAAATTACCAACAGTAGGACCAGATAACTCAACGTCTTCAGCCCAAGCAAAAACTTGGATTTTGACGCCTTGACCAGTCGCACCATTAGCACTCTGTAAAGCTGTATAATTAATAAAAGATAGAGTACCAAAGTTCAGAAAATCATTGCCAATAGCTGTACGTAAATAATTTCGTGGACTGAAGAATGGTAAAGTCATGGTACCAGCTTGATTTTCTTGTGGTAAAATCCATAAATGTGGTCTTTGAGAATATGGAATTAAATGACCATTATTAGCATCAGTGATAATACGATTAGAATTCCAAGTAGGTAAAGGATTATATGTACAAATCATTGAACCATAATAAAAAGGAGAAGCATTAATTAAAATTTTTACCTTTAAATTACATCGAATAAATGCATAATTAAACAATTTACGTTGTATCCTGGCATCATTAAAAAATAGATACCAAGGAGTTAAGGTAGAAATAGTACCAATAGCATCAGTTTCATCCCATGTTATTGTTCCGATTCGTACTGGACGTGACAAGAACTCTTGCAACTCAACGTTTCTAGATTTATCTCCAGAATCAATTTGCGCAAATGATGATGCAATTCCAGCAGTTTCTCCATTATTTTGGTCAAGAAAATTAACAGTCTGGTCTTGCTCTTGAGCAGGACTTTCTGTAACAGCTTCGATAGAAGCTTGATATTCATATTCAGTTGTAAACATTGATAAGATATGAGCACGTTGACAAATGTTACAATATAATTCATCATGTGTTGGTCTATTAGGCACCGACACGCAGCCTTGAGTACTTCTACAGGTACTCGCCTCAGTTGTTGTTTTAGTAATTAGGGGTTAGGATGTGTAATGAATCAGACTACACAAACTTTTAACATTTTATTTTTCCAACTTCTATAATCACAAAGTCATCATCTATAGTTTTTCTATATTGTTCTAAATGATGATCATAACTCTGAAAGGTATATTTGGTTGGGAGTAAGTTAAGATTTGTTAACATTTCTTGGAACTCAACTACTCGCTTTTCATAATCACTACGCGCTAGAAAGCTTAACTCACGCATAGCAGATGTCAATGCATCTATATCTCTATCAGCTTGAGATATAGTTTTTGATGGAACACAACACATTAACGAACGGATAATGGAATCTTGAGATAATCTAGACACATAATATCCATGTTCCTCTTCATAAACAAATTTTCTTTTAAGAAAATCTATTTCATCAATATGTAAAAATGGCACACTAGCTGAACATTTATCTGCCATAGTATAATCTACACCTACAAGTGCCGCTCGTTTTTGAAAAACAGTATGATCAAACCAAGTACATTCATCTGATACATTCACTGCATTATCATCTCCTAATGAGACAAAAACAACTAATTTGGAAAATGAATCAACTTCGTGACTTGGATTTTCTTCATAATAAAAATATCTGGCATATAAACTATTAACAATGGAATTAACAATAACAGTTAATGGCCATCCAGAAGGATTTCCACCTAACCACATTATAAAATCTCCATTAAAATTGGAAAATGAAAATGAAACATCTTCACATATCAACATTACAATGTTAATGTGTTCAGAACTACATCCAGCAGCTCTTAAAATATTACAAATAAATCTAAAAGCTGCAAATATTACAATAGCACCCATACGTTTATCATACTTACCATAATCTCCAGCAAACATTTTATGTTTACCAAATTTAGTTAAATGTATAAATAACTTATGCCATTGATGTGAAGTTGCATCCATACCAACCATACATTCAAACAAAAAATTATTTGATTGTACTAATTTAATAAAAGGTAATAAATACATTCTCACAATGATGCACCAAACAAAAGGTGCCGCAGAAAAAACTCTCGTTTTCCTGTCCAACACTTTTTGATGTTCTTTAGCTTCATCCTTTAATGAATCATTAAACACAGGATTACATCTACGACCTTGTTTATATTCATTTAAGTAATAATAAAATAAATCCATATATTCATCACATAAAGTCATATTATCATCTTCACCAACTAAAACAGCTCTCTTACATTTACGTAGAGGAAAACCTGTTGATGTTTTAAACTCCATACGATTAATAAATTTAACACCAGGAATACCTAGTAGGGATTGTTTAAGTGATAAAGGACTACTAACTAATTCAAGATATTTAGTTTCTAAATTAGATAAAACATGTTTAGAGAAAGAATCGGCACAAACATTTAAAATATCACGATCAAACAACATATTTGGTCGGATTTTATCTAATAATGCTAATGAATAAGGATGACCACCCATATAAGGAGCGGCCCACTTATTTTCATAACCATGATCAATAAGATATTTAGTAAAATGAGTACTACAAACCGAACTTCTTGGTTTACTTCTAGAAGAAGTAAATGATCCAATATATAATCCAGTACCATTTTCAATATAATTTAACGGACTCTTTCCGTGAATTTCTTGATGAATTTTTTCAGTGACTATACCATCAGTAAGTAAAATCTTTCCACATGAATTTTGTGAAACAGTTTCACAAACTTGATTTTGATAAGATTTTACTAAATTTAATAAAATTTTTTGTGTAATGGCAATAGCACAAGTAAATAAAGGTTCATCAGTAGTAAGATTAATTTGTAAAGCGACGTGTAATCCAATAATACAAGATCCATAAGCTTGAGTCTTACAAATCAAGGGAGCACCACTCTCACCTTTTAGAGTCTTACGACTAGAAATGGCCTTATAATGTTTAGGACCGTTTTCAGTGAGTGTGCTAATATGTAATCCAGATAATCCAATGTTATAAGAATCACCATCTTCTTGTCTACAGATATAATGACCACTTAGAGATCCAAAAACATTTAATTTAGGAAAATAAGCACGCAAATCTTTACCTAAAGGACAAGTATGACACTGAAATACAGCTATATCATTT